ATGGAGAATACTATGAGTACTTTAAGTGCAATCGAAAGAGTCAAACAAATGTCTACAGCAGAGCCGGATGCTTCCGCGAAGCCCGTTGAAGCGTCCGCGGCGCACCAGCAGTCGGTTCCTGACGGCATGCCTGCCGTGGAGGACGATGATCCTGCCCCTGCCGTGGAGGACGCTCCTGCTTCCCCCGTTGAGGAAGCGGAGGAAAAGCCTGCGGAAAGCCAGCCATCCGGCCAGCAGCCGAAGCCTTCGAAGAAGGAAATCCTCGCCACGAAGACCCCGATGGAGAAGGCGGAGTTCGCTTTCAAGAAGCAGCTTCAGCGTACAAAGGAAAAGTACGAACAGAAAATGGCCGCCCTCGAGAAGGAAATGGCCGACCTCAAAAAGGAAAAGCCGGAGGAACAGCAGAAGGGGCGCGACGCTTTCCAGACTGACGAACAATACATGGACTATCTGGTTGACCGCAGGCTTTCAAGCAGGCAGTCCTCGGGTCGCGTGCAGGAGCTGGAAGCCGAACGGAAGAACATAGCGGCCCAGGAGCAGTTCGAACGCGCCGCAGCCCTATACAGGAAGAACATTGACGACGTTATTCCGGAAGCCGAAAGGGGTGATTTCCTCAAGGAAGTGACCGAGGCGCGTGATAACGGATTCGAGGAAGTCCTGAAAAAAGTTCCCGATGTCATGGATTTTGTCACTACGAACAAACTCGGCCCGCTCGTCCTCCGCGAGTTCATAAAGAACAAGGACGCTTTCACCCGCGTGGTCTATGCGGGCAGCGTGATGGACCGGGCGCTTGAGCTGCGTGCCCTCGGGAAGGAACTGTATGCAAACGTTCAGGCAGGAGGGCAGCATGCTTCATCCGCAGGATCTCTTCCGGTCATCGGGAAGCCGGGTTCACGTGGCTCTTCCGCGAAGGCCACCCAGGGGCCTGCATCCAGCGGGAAGGCGATGCTTGATTTCATACGCAGCAACCACCGCCGGCATTGATGATTATACGGGCCTGCACTCGTCATGCAGGCCCGTTTTTTTTCAGCTATAAACAATTCCCGACGGCGAGGAAGGAAGAACCAGACCGTTTCCGATTGTGGCGGAAAAACCACTTTGTTCTGCGCGGTCTTCCCCTGCGCCCCCCGGTTAAAAATTTGTATCGAACGGGCGATGCTAAAGTCAATCAACAACAGTTTTTTCAACGCTGCCGTATTAAGAAAATTTATACTTAACCGCGGCTATTTTGTCCTGCATATGCAGGCGAGGATTTTTTATGCCTATTAATTCAACCACTGGCCTTTCCAATAACACGCTCAGTGTAAATACCCGTACCCTTGCAATCGCGGCGGAAGTCGCCGATTCCATGCCCTATGTGAAGGCTTCCCGTTCCTATATGAAGGAAACCGACCTGAAGGGAAAGAAATACGGAAAAACCTATACCATCTACATCCCGTCTCCGGGAACAGCCGTGGACGGCGTTGTGGCCGATCCCGATGCATTCACTGAAACGACCATCACGGTGACGCTCGACAATGTGAATACGAGCATCAACCTTGACGCCTGGAACCGCTTCTCCGAACTCGAAGATTTCGACACCGAAGTGGCCCGTCCGAAGGGCGTTATGCTTGCTAAAAAGACTCAGCGCAAGATCATAAATTCAACATACACGCAGTCTCTCAACGCGGTTGTCGGCGACGTATCTCTCGCAACCCTTTCGGCAGGCGCCGCGGTCATCCGCGACGAGGCCGTTCCTGGTGAGCTTTCCACGTTCATTAACCCGAAGATCGCGGCTGAAATTTCCGCCGCTGCCCTCGGAAAATTCATTCCTTCCGAGGAAATGAAGGACATTTACAGAGCCTTCTACCTCGGCGAATATGGCGACTCCTCCATAGTGAACATCCCCGGCCTGCCCGTCGTTTCCACGACCGGCATCGGCTCTGCCGCTGCGACCATCGCGCTCACCGCTACGCTAGATTCTGAAAGCGCCACGATCGGTTATGCGGAAATCAATTCCGTGACCGGTACGGGCCTCAAGACCGGCTGGGCGTTCACCGTCGCAGGCCTCAAGGTCGTCGGCGTGGATGGCGTGGAAACAGACAATGACGCCGTGGTCATCCTCGGAACCGTCAATGCTGCCGGAACTTCCGCCTCGATCGCCCCCCTCCGCATAGCGGTCGGAGAAAATCGCGACAACAACCCGAACGCATACGTTTCTGCAGCCTTCGGAACGGCCACTGCGTCTCTTGTTCCGCTCGCGGCGTTCACCAAGGAAGGAGCCTCCACTACTTATTCCGTGGGCATCGCGCGTGAAAACGATGCGCTCGCATTCGATCAATACACTCTTTGCGACAAACTTCCCGGCGGCGAATTTTCCAGCCAGGAAATCGACGGCGTCAAAATTGAGCTGTCCACCTGGGGCTACGGAAAAGATCTGAGCTCCCTCGTGCGTGCGGACCTCGCCTTCGCAGCTGCGATTCCGGATTCCCGTAGACAGTGCATCATATACTTCGCAAAGTGATTGATGTTTAATCCTCCAGAAAGCCCTGCGGTAAAAGCCGCGGGGCTTTTTTAGTGTAAACATCTAGCGTAATGGAATTAAACACAACAACATGGGAAAACTATGGCCATAAATGTGAACAGTTTACTTCAGCAGGCTTTCGAAGAGACTCAGCTGGTCGGAGACGGGCAAAGCGTTTCCGGAACCAAGGCGCAGGTCGGACTGAATCTGCTCAATATAATCATAAGCGAACTGAACGCGCAGAATTACATAGTAACGAGCTACACGCGCAAGGACGTTAGCTTCGGAGAGACGTGCATCATAGCGGCGTCCTCTGCAGCCACGATAAATGCCGAACCGCCCGATACCATAATCGCCTGCCTGCGGAAGCTCGGCCAGCGTTATATTCGGCTGATAAAGACTGGCCAGAGCGTGCTCGACGGCAAGGTGAAGCAGGGGCTTTCCCGCATGTTCACGTATGAAACATATTTCGACGCCGATACACAGCTTTTCACCGGCAGAATCACAACTGATTCCACGGGAACTTTCCCGTATCGCGTTTATTACAACACGAAGATTCCAGCATGCGAACTGGGCGGGCAGCTTTTCCTTCCCGAAATTTATTACGGATTGCTGGCCTCCGCTCTTTGCCAGAGACTCGCCATAAGGTACAATCTGGACGACGCGGTTGCAAAATTCACCGCTGTATTCAAGGAGCAGCAGGCGCTAGCCAAACGCAATAATTCGACGAACCGCCCAATCACATATGGAGACGGCATCGGATCCTATGTGGATCAGTTTTATCAGGGCTACACGATGGGGTATTAATTTATATGTCAAACCTTAATGTAACTATGAATCTGGTGGGCGGGTCGAAGCGCGGGAAGTATCCGAGTCAGCAGGGTTCCGACTGGAGTATGAACATGTACCCGGAAAAGAACGACACCAACCAGTACATGTGCAGCGTCCCCGGGCTGAAATTCATACGGCAGGTAGCGGATTCATCCAATGCGTTCCGAGGCTGCTACGTCGCCTCCACTGGCCTTTCCGCGGAAGGAGGGCAGCAGGAACTGTTCGCGGTATATGGAAGCACTTTGTACAGATTAGATCAAAGTATCGGCGTGTTCGCAATAGGGACGCTGAATAGTCTTTCGACCCGCGTCTCGTTCGCGGAATCAGGCGGTCCGCGCCCGTTCCTTTATGTAGTGGACGGCACCGGTTTCTATTATTATGACATCGCGGAAGGCGGATCGCTTATACAAGCCACCCTTCCGGAGCCCGTCGATGACGATACACGAAACATAAAGCCAACCCACGTCGCGGTCGTAGGAGGCATCGCGGTAATCAACGATACCGGCTCAGGATACGCATATTATAGCCAGCCGTACCCGCTGGCAGCCGATACCCGTACCGTATATGAAATGGCTAACGGTTCTCCCGTATATGAAAGCTCGGATTCGGTGAAGATAGTCACGAAGGAAGTGGCGAGCGCATCGTACATGTGGCTTGACGACTACGGAGTGCAGCATTATTTCAACGCCGAATCCAGTTCGGACAAAATAACTGCGGTGTATTCGATGGGCAGCGCATTGTACCTTTTCGGGCCAACTTCCGTTGAAATATGGCAGCGCGGTTCGGATTCGTACGCGACGTGGATACGTACAAGTTATACGATTAATACGGAGAACGGCTTAGCCGAAACATATTCGGTGACCTCCGTGAACAACAGCCTTATATACGTGGCTAGCGGAAAGAGCATGGGCAAATGCATAATGGGTTTGACTGGAACAACTTTCGACCGCATATCACAGCCATGGCTCGATGCTAAACTCTTGCAGGCGACCGAAATATACGGGTTCAGTTTCAGCACCACGGGGCATAATTTCTTCGTATTGCAGATGTCCGGCATTAACGAAACCTGGGTCTACGATGCCGGAAACGGAGCCTGGCACCAGAACTGCTCGCTTATATATGATACGGGGCGACTCACTTCATGGCGCGTTGGAGGCATCGCGTGGTGGAAACAGAAGATGTACGCGTTCACGACCGACGGACTTCTGGAAACGCATATGAACGATTATTTCTATGAGGATTTTGACGGCTCCAAACGGCTGCCGATGGTCCGTACCCGGCAAACCCCGGGCGTAGTGGACGATTATCGTCCTTTCATATTCAATGAAATGAGCGTGGAATGTAACGTAGGGGCCTTCGACGGGTATTACGAAAAGGATCCGTTCCTGCTCCTTGAGGTTTCCAGCGACGGCGGGAACACGTTCGGAAACGCAATACAGGAAAGCCTTGGCCGCACGGGCGAATATTCGCATAGGGTCCGCTTCCTCGGTCTCGGCCTGAACCGTTTGTGCGTAGTGCGCATAACGTATTCGAACCCGACGGATTTTGTAATAACGGCTTCCGGAATGCGGGTAACTGCAACTAAGGCGGCCATATGAGTTCGCAGAGCGCTACAAGCAGGTCGGCGATCATAAGCCAGAGCAGCAGCCTTAAGGAGCTCCTGGCTGCGACGAGCGGGCAATGGATGTTTTATACTAGCGGAAACTGGCGCTGCATGCGGCTTCCTTTCATGCAGGCGTGCAGCGGCTCGTTCGCCGCGGGTAAATATCAGTTGCCGATGGAATTCAAGAGCACCGTTTTCGCGCAGATAGCGAACGGAGACGGGACATATGAACTGCGTGTAATAAAGCAGGGAACTACGGCTATAAACCTTACAAAGAGCGCATCAGTCCAGATCGTTGAACTGACACTCACAGGGAGTTAAAATATGCCGAATATAGACACCACGAAACAAGATGCGGCCATTAAAAAGAACATAGAGGCGGGCGGCAAGTCCGGCTCCGCAAATATGGCCCCGGATGACTACAATTATCTGGGCCTGGGAAATTATGACCTTATAGACAAAGCCAAGTATGCATACGGGCAGGAAGAGGCAGCAGCCAAAAAGGCAGCCGCCGAAAACGCGCAGTCGCTGGAAGACTACAAGAATCTTGTGAATCAGTATTACGGTAAATCGCCGGAGGAATATTCAGGCGCGGTCGAGGACTACCTGAATTCGCCCGGCTATGATTACGATGATTTCCATTATGAAAAAAATACTAACGATTTCCTACAGCCGGAAATGACCGCCCGCGTTGATACCGCGATGAACGCACTGGATACAAGCGCGGGCAGCGACTGGAGTGATTCGATGAAGTCCGCGATGCAGGCGAAGCAGAAGGCGTTGGCCGGCGAGCAATGGAGCAAATCATACAATCATCTTATGAAGGACAGGTCGTCCGAACTGGCTGATTACACACAAAATAAGAACCAGTATGAAAAGGAATACGGATCGCAGCAGGGCAAGCTGAAAAACCTCGTGGCCCTTTATGGAACAGACAGGGACTCAGAATCCGAAGGCCTCGACGACTACCTGAAGAACAAGATCGAGGAACGCAATTCGGAACTCGAAACTACCGCCGGAATACAGGGCGGAATGGCTAACGCGGAAGAACAACGGAAGGGGGTGGCCGAAGCGCTGCCGTACCTTATAGCGGCCTACTACGGGAAGTGAGGTAAAAAAATATGAGTTGGTTTTCAACAGTGACGGACGCACTCGGTCTTACGAATAAAGAGGGCACCGCTAACGCTAACAAAGCGTACGATACTATACAGAAGTTGTCGAACGAAACGGAAGCCGCGAATCAAAGCGACATCGACGAGTATCTGAATAACGCAAAAACTTTATACGGAGAAGGCGCGTCAAACTATGACGAGGCATTGCAGAATTATTTGAACGGAGAAAACTATACCGCGGAAGATTTCAGCTACAATAAGACGGCGAATGATTTCATGGATCCGTACGAGCAGCAGAAGGAATCTGAAACGAAGGGGCAGCTCAACAACAGCCGTGCGGCATCGGGCAGCTATTTCTCCAGCGACGCCGCGGACGAAATGGCGAACAAGATGCAGGACATGCAGAGCACCGCGCTAGACGACGCTTATGATAAATTAATGACCGATAAGTCGGAGGCGCGCGAGGAGTATGCTACCAACGCGGATACGGCATATAAGGAATGGGAATCGAAGAATGACAAGGCGAAGACCGCGGTTGACATTTATGGAAATGACAGGCAAAACCTTTTCAACGCGAACGAGGACGCGCTTTCGCAGACCGTGAACAACAGGAATGCGAACACGCAAACCACGGCTGCCGTGACCAGCGGAAAAGTATCCGCGGACCTGCAGGACAAGGGGCTGCTTAACGGAATAATAGGCGTACTGGCAGGCGCCAAGTGAGGTATTTATGGCATTGAGCATAGGATGGCGCGGACTAACGGTTCCGCAGATCAACATACCGGAGAACGACACGCCCGAGAAGATCGGCGAAGCGGCACGGGGAATCTACACGGAAATCAAGGACCATCAGGCGGCGGGTGCCATACGGGGCGAAGAGGCTTCCGTACGCAGCGAACTGTCCGGATTGAAGGATCGTTTGTCCGCAATGCAGCAGCGCCGTGACAAGCTGAAATCGCAGAGCAACGAACTGGGAAACCAGATCGCCGCGGCGCAGCAGGCAAAACAGCAGACGACAATAGTTCCGCAGGAAACTCCGGAAACGAAACCTTGGACCGGGATAGTGGAACAACCCGCCGTTGATTAAGAATAAACATTACCCGAGGTAACGATGGCAGTTAAGTTAAAAGATTTCGACTGGCAGTCCGCGCTGATCGGGTTGATACTGGGAAGCTCTGGCGGCGGTTCACCGGTCGGTATGATCGGCGGAGGGATGGCTTCCGCTGCCGGAAGAGCCTTGTCGCCAGCAGCTGCCGCTCTTATGGGCGGTAATGCGAACGGAAAAGCCGGACTGAATGCGGGTGCCGCGGGTGTGATAGCGAAGACGCCCGTGCCAGCCGAACCCCAGCCGAACCCGCAGAATTATCTCGATTATCAGGTCGTGCATATTCCGGGGACCTCGCAGTATAATGCAGGCCTGAACCGCGGAGTGGATCCTTTGGTCTACGACCAGCAGACTTCCGCGGCCCATGCGGCAGCGATAAATGCATACATGGGTGTTCCTAACATACCCGAGGCTACGGCAATCCAGCTTGGAAAGGTAGACGAAGGGGCCCTTCCCAGTTTCTGGGATGATGCGAAACTGCGTCAGAACGTCCACCCGACTTCCTCCGCTATTTCGAACATACGCATAACCCCTGATAATAGGATCGAAGTCCAGTGGGGGAATTCAGGAAAAGTTTATTCGTACAGGGGCGGCGCCACGCGGGCGCAGGCCGCGAAGGAAGCCGCCGGTCTTGTACAAAGTAATTCACTGGGGCGCACTCTTGCCCCGTCACTGCGTTCATCGTGGCGGCAGAGCCATTATGATACACGTTTTAACGGCCTCGGCCGCAGCAAATATTGAGGAAACATATGACCAACAATTCAACTATCGTGCCTGAAATGGGAAGCGGAAAATGGGCGGATGCCCTTGCGAAGGATCCCGATGAATCCGCGTCGTGGACTGCGGATGCAGAATCCGTTCCGGAGCTTCCGGGCGCAGACGTGGCGAGTCTTTCCCGGTACAAGGAGGAAATCGATTCGCAAATAGCGGAACTCGATGCCACAATGAAGGAAGCCGAGGCACGGGTGGCTGAATTGCAGCAGAAGCTTGCCAGCATGGCCCGCTATTCCACGGACCGGGAAGTGGCGGCCAACAGGTTGGAAGCGGGTGCCGGAACGGGCGAATATGAAGCCATGCGGCAGCGCGAATCCTCGGATGCCGAGAAGGAAGCTACCGAGAAGAAGGCAGCCGAGGATGCGAGCAAGGTATCCGAAATAGAGAAACAGTATAAAATTGCGGACGCCATCGATACGCTCAATACGGATTCCAAAAGCCTTAAAGATGCCCGCACTACAGTCAATGCGCAGAACACCGCATCGACTCCGGCGGAAAGAAATAACAATTCCGTGGCTCTTGAATTTGCCACGAGCCAGTTGCAGAATGATCTCAGAAAGGCGGCGCTCACTGGGGTTTCCGATGACGACCTTGCAATATACAAGGCGCTCCTCGGTTCACCCGTACCTTCGGCTGCAAATGCGGAAACACCATCTGCCAATGAAACTCCTGTCGGAAATACCGCAGGTACGTCGGTCACGAAGGAATACATAGATGCCCAGGTGAAAAAAGGATCCGCAGTAAAGGCAGGGACCAAGAAGAATGTCCAAATTTCGGAAAGATCCCGTCTTAAGAAGTTATTTGATGTGATAGATGGATCTAATATGAACGATGATGACAAATCGGCCTCCCGGAACGAAGTCCAGGCGCGCATAAATGAAATACTGGCATACCCTACTGCGGAAGGAATCGCGGCTAAGAAAGCGTCGGCTAAACAAAAGGCTGATGCTGAAAAGGCGCAGGCTTCAAGGGACATTAACGCATGGATATCTGCTGAGCAAAACCCTCGGAGTTATTCAGGGCTTAAAGACGATCTGGCTAGCTTTTTGAGACAGCATTCGAAAGTAGATAAATATTTTAACATAGGCATCGATCAATCCGGAAAATTTTATCACGATCCTAAGCCGGAGGAAAAATAATATGAGTGACACAAAGCAGACTCTTGATTTCAAGGATGTGTATAATGCCATATATTCGCAGCTTATTTCCGACGGCAAGACCGCCGCTGCGGACAAATTAAACGCCCTCTACGACCAGGCCGTAAAGGATCCTGCAAATGCGCCGTCGTATGCGAAACAGATGAAGGATGTAGGCGATGCGAATCTGAATTATAGCACCAGTGCCCCTGCCGTTAAAACCTATATGGACAACCCGGATGCCGTGCGCACCGAATGGGGATTCACCGACGCCGGATTGGCTAAGGCACTCGGACCGTATCTAGGCGGAAAAAATCTGTATTCAAGCGAGCCGGGTGAAGGCTGGATCACGACTGCTCCAGCAGCCACGTCGGCACAGGCTTATGCAGCCCATCAGAAAGCCGCGATTGAAAAAGCATACGGGAACGGATCGTTCGGCCCCGCCATGGAATATTTGCGCAATCGTTCTACGGAAGAGGCCCGGAAGAATGTAGCAGCAGGCCGTACCCAGTCGGGCAGCTCGTTTTACGATGACGGCCAGTTCAGCCCGTCGGAACTTGCGTATGGAGTGGCCCGGAACATAGGCGGAAAGTTAAGCGGCTTCTTCACCCCGCGCATGAACGAAACCATACAGAGAGGAGAGACCCCGTACAACCCGGCTGACGTGGGTCTTGATCTGGGCGAGAACGCTCTTATGACGGCGCCTCTTGGAACGGCAGGAAGCGTTCTAGGCCGCGTGGCAACTAAAATAGCACCTGCTATAGCAGGAACGACTGCCGCTAAACTAGGAGGCAAACTAGGTAGAACCCTTGCACTTAACAGCATAGTTCCAGCAGCAATGGAAGTAGCCGATGCAGCTGCATATGACGATCCGGAAAACCCCAGAAGTGAAGCAAACATCGGAGACATTGCCACCGGAACTGCTGTAAATATTGCCACTCCTATGTTTGTTCGCGGAAGCGCAGCGGGAATACAAGGGAAACTCAACGGAATGGGTCCAAGGAATAAAGCGTGGACGCGGGCATTGTCGCACGTAGGTGAAAATCCTTATACGCAGGCAGTTCCGGAAGCCCGTGCTAAATGGGAAGATATGAAAACCATAATTCCCGTTAATGAACAAGGAGTCAGTCCGGTCGTCAAAACTGGAATGACAAGGTATAACGCCGAATTTCCTACCGCAGGGGTTTCGGCAAATGATATTGCGAACGTTCAGGCAGGAAATCCATTGGGAACCGGCGAGGCTCCTAGCGAAATGCTGCTGCGCGCTGAAAACATGAATAAGTTATATAATGCAATCGATGAAAAAAAGGCTAAAAATTTGTATTCTTCCGCAGCAGGAGATCCGCAAATGACTCCTACGTTTTTCACAAATAATGGAAAACCCATTGTGCTTCCTCCAATTGAAGGAAATGAATCCATACGGAGTGTTAATTTAGGCGGAGATATTCCTAAGACAAGTAAGAAAATAAACGGCAATGATTACAGCGCGATGTATGCTGAAAATGCGTCCAAGAATCCGCAGGTTTTAAATGCGGCTAAACTCTCCTCGACCAATCCGGACATCGCCGGCTTGTTCACCGACCCTGTCACCCGTGAGGATGCCATTGCCGCGATTGCTTTTGATCCGAATTTTGTACCAACTCTACCAGAAAATCCAACGATCCTTGATCGTATTAAGCATGTTGATGCAAAAACGGCTCCCATAGCAAGTGCCTTTGCAAATGAAATGCTTCCCGCATGGTATGTCAATAAGATAGGAAAATCTGATAACGCACAACGCGCCGCTGGAATTGTTCCTGGGTTCAGCACCATTACTGAATACGGGAATGCCAAGCACGACGAGGCTATGCAAAAACTTGCTGCTGACAAGAAGAAAGAACAACAGGATCCGGACGCCGGACTTTCCGACGTACAGAAGCAAATTAAGCACAACAATCCAAAGGGGTTCGCATTGTGGCAGGGCGGTAACCGGTATTCCACCGGGCTCACCAAGGAACAGCTCGCCGCACTGAATGCGGACTCGATTCAACAGCTCAGGGGGAACAGATGATTGAAGATAATTCAGCTGAAATAATTAAGCAGTTCAAGGACTTTTCGCGCAGAGTGGATGATCACTATGGCACGCAGAAAGTGCGCATAGACGAAGACAAAACCTTCCTTTCCGGCGAGCAGTATGATACCAGCGACGACAGCCTGATTTCCCCGTCGAGGGTGCGGCAGACCGTCAACATAATCGCTAACACGGTCAATTCCGTCGTGAACGCATACAGCGAATATCCGTATTCGTGGTATACGGGCGACAGCCAGCTGGATAAAATCGCGGAGGAATTCCTGGGAAAAAGTTCCAACTGCCGCGCGGGCGACGACGCACTGCTGAATTCTGTTTCGTTCGGAACCGGCTACTTGGTGATGGGAACGGAAATGCAACAGGGCGAATCCGTGCCTGTAATTTACAGCGTCCCGAATCCGAACGACGTATTGTTCGATCCGGATTCCGTGGCAATCGACGGATCCGACGCCAGCGAAGCTGCAATAGTTGAACTGAAGTCGCTCAACTGGATCAAGCAGAATTACGGCGAGGACTGGACAAAGTCTGGAAAAAACAGCATCACACTCGGGGTCTCGTACGATTCGCAGCACCTTCCGCTTATAACATATTATGTATTGAAGGACGACCAGGTTCATATATACAAAATACTTTCCGCAGGGATGCCGGAGGATGAAGTTGTACTGAACATAGACCGCCTGCCCATAATTCCGGTATACGGCGAGCGCACGTATCTGAAGAACCAGCCTATATATCAGGGTCTTGTACGCAAGAGCAAGAGCATACAGAAGCTCACTAATATGGCATTCACCCAGCTGGGCGAACGCCTTGCACTTTCGCCGAAGAACATATTCATTTCCAGCGACGAGGCTATCGAAGGTTACGAGGATTACTACAAGGATTTTCACAAGACAAGCAATCCGAACCTTATATACAATGCCCACAACCCTACAGGCGACGCGGTGAACGCCCCTACGGTGATGAACAACTCCGTGACTTTCAGCGACGTGACGTCCATCATAGATTCCAATCTGAAACTTATGCAGAACATCACGGGCGTCGAGGCCGCAGGCCTTCCGGATAACAGCTCGCAGATAACCGCCACCGAGGCTATGCTTAATGCAAAGAGCTTTGCAAACAACGTAAGGCATTATTATAAGAACCTGAAGGATTCATTCAAGAACGCCGGCGAGATTTTCTTCAAAATGCTCGGAGTCTCGGATGCCGAAGTAGACGTGATGCAGGGGCCGGACGAAAAGATGCAGAAGCAGATCGCCCGTCAGGAATTGCAGACCATCATTCCGCTAATGGATGACGACATGAAAAAGAAAGCCATCAATGCGGTCCTAATGACCTTCGGCGAGAACGCCTATATGAACGACCTCTACACACAAATTAACGGAACCCCTGCCCCGACGAAACGCGAGGGCGATCTGGAAACTCTTGCGAAACAAATGCACGACGCGCTGTCGCAGAAGGACGACGAAATAATGCAGCTCACGCAGCAGAACCAGCAGCTGCAGGCGACGGTCGCGGATACTGATAAAAGCGCCCGCCTCACTATGCTTCTTGAACAGGAAAAAACCCAGAAGGAAATATATCTGAAACAGCTGGAGCTTGCAGGAGAAGACCAGGCCCGGCAGATCGAGCTGCAAAAAGCATACATCGAACAGCAGGCAGAGGACCAGCGGGAAGCCGCGCGGATCGA